GCGCAGCATCTACGCTGAGAGCATCACCTGATGCCCCGGGGACGCCCTGCTTCCCCAGCCCGCGCCATCGCCTGCCCTTCGTGTGGGGTAGACGGTGGCGCCCCGTGCATCGACGGTAGCGGCGCCGTCGTTGTGGGTCGCTACCACGCTGCCCGGATGCGCGCGGCGGGCCTGGAGCCCTACGCGAGCGGCCCCAGCGGCCCAAGTGGCCACCAGCGCGGTCACCCGGAGCGCCGCCGCTCAGAGCCCGAGTAGGGCTTTGAGCGAGCGTCCATAGCCGCCGACGATGGTGGCGCGCTCTCCGAGGTGACCCTCGACCCCGGCGATGGACAGGAGCTCCCCGGCGGCACCGTCGAGGTCAACCCGGGCCTGCTGGGCGAGCCGCTGCCAGCGCTCGACCGGCACGGTCACGCGGGCGTCGATGCCGTAGCGGCCCCAATGGAGCACCACGGTCACGCCGGAGCGGTCCTCCGGGTGGTAGTGGATTTCAAGGTTCTGCTGCTCTTTGCCCATGCGCACACCTCCGAGCAGCCACCGTACTCGACCTCACCGCCCGGGTCAATGCTGCCGTCGAGCTGGCCAGAGCACTTTTTGTGGGTGAGGTTCATTTACTTTTGCGCGCGACGTTGACAGTAGAACCGTCGCGCGATAATCCAACAACATGAGCAGCAAGCAAGCTGCTCGCCGACAGGAGCCCACAATGAACGCCGTCGCCACCAACCGAGCCTTTCCCGCCAAGTTCCCCGGAAGCTGCCTTTGTGGCGCGCGTTTTCAGCCCGGCGCCCGCATCTATTGGGACAGCAGCGCCCGGCGGGCGACCGGTTGCCCTTCCTGTGCTACCCCCAAGGCGGTCAAGGGCACCCTGAAGTACCTCAAAAACGGGCTCGTCGCCCGCTTCGACACCCACCCCGAGACCGGCGCCGTGGTCGCGTGCCTCGTCATGGACCCCTGCGGCTCCAGCCGCGCCAAGGAGTCCTTCATCCTCCGTGACGGGCGCTGGCAGTTCAGCGGCTGCGCCGGAGAGATGGTGCTGAGCGGCACCCCCTCACACGAGCAAATCGAGGGCTGGCGAGCTGAGCCCGGGATCTGAGAACCCTCACCCAAGGGCGCCTACGGGCGCCCACCCCCACAGGAGACCCCCAATGTTCGCCACCCTCGCCAGCGCGCGACCCCTTGCCATCCATCCCGACCACCTGCCCCGCATGGGGCTCCGGCGTGCCCGTGGGGGCGCCTTCGAGGTGTGGGCGGACGCCAACGGCATCCCTCGCTACTACGTCAAAGGGGGGCGCGTCTGGAACTTCCTGGACGTGGTGGCAGACGCATGAGGGGCCGCCCCCCCTCCCCCGCCCGCAGCGTGGCCTGCCCGACCTGCGGAGCCGCCGTCGATGCCCCGTGCGACGGGCTGTCCCGGGGCTACCACCGGGAGCGCTTGCTGTCGGCGGGCTTGTCGCCGCGTCCAAGCGGCGCCCCGGTACGCCCCGATGCCGACGCAATCAGGACGGCGAGGGCGACGGCTCGCGCTCAGCGCCTCGCTGACGCCGAGCGGGCCGTAGCGGACGCGCGGGCCGCCATCGAGGCTGGCGACGATCGCTGGGCCGAGCTGGAAGCGGCGACGGTCGAGCGCGAGAAGGCCAGGGAGGCTGTCAGGCGCTGGGGCTAATGCCGCTGCCCCTCCTCTTGCACCAGCACGCCGAACTCATCGTCGGCCTCTTCGGTGGGCGGGCTCAGCAGGTAGTCGCTGTCCACGTCTTCGCCGTGCTCCTGCGCCACCTTGGCGAGCGCTTCGGCGAGGCGGCGCAGCAACTCCTCATGCTCGGCTCGGTGCGGGCTACGGCTGGGCATGGCTCACCAATGCGGCGACGAGGGCGCGCAGGTCGATCAGGTTGGCGCCGGCGAGGGCTGCGATGATGTAGGGGGTCCACCGCATCGCCCACGCGCCGACGATGGCCAAGCTCTCGCCGACCCTCACGAGCGCCTGCACCTCGGAGCGCAGCTTGCTCACCTCGCCGTTCATCGCGTCGAGCTTCTCGATGACCCGATCGACCCGCTGATCCTGCTTCTCGAAGCCGCGATCGATGCGTTGGATGGCATCATCCATCTTGCCCGCTTTGTTCAACTCGTCGCGGTACTCTGAGACAACCGCGCGCAGCTCCTGCATGTTCGGGCTGATCGGCGCCTCACTCTCCATCGGGCACCTCCGAGGATGGCGTGCTCACCAGCGGCGTCGGCAGCTCCGGCGCCTCGACAGGCACCGCCATAGGCGACGGTGGCGCCGACGTGGCCCACCAGCCCAGCCCGATACCGGCGCCGGCAAGGGCCAGCCAGGCGCCGATCGCGATGGGGGTGAAGAGGTCGCCATTCATGCGAAGAATACCAGCTCGATCCAGCCGGCGCCGCCGTTGCCGCCCGCGCCCGAGTTGGCCACGCTGTCCACGGCAGCACCGCCGCCGCCACCGCCACCGCCACGGGTGCCGTTGCCGCCCGTGCCACCGGCCACCACAAGCCCGCCAGCGCCACCGGAGCCGCCGTTGCCAGCGCGCAGGTAGCTGGGGGCAGACGGGCTGTTGCCGTTGCCGCCGGGGGCCGTACCGCCAGCCGACGCGGTGTCTGCGCCGCCGTGGCGAGCCGTGCCGCCCATGCCGCCGGCACCGCCGTCGCCGGTCGTGGTGTTGTTGGAGCTCACGCCGCCACCGCCTCCACCGGAGCCGCCCGACATGGCCGAGTTGACGCCCGCCTGGTCGGAGTTGAAGACGTTGCGCCCGGTGCCTCCGACGACGCCCGGGTGGGTAGCGTAGAGGGACGTGCCGGTGACCGCCGTCGAGGTCGTCCCCGTGCCCTGGGTGCCGCCGATGCCGCCGAGACCGCCTGCTGCGTGTGCGATGCGGGTGGAGCCCACCACGATGTAGCTATCGCCGCCCGCCGCGCCGTCCGAGCCGTTGGTGCTGTTGGCGCTGACCGCCGCGCCCCCGGTGCCCGCTGCGCCCACGGTGACCGACAGGGTGGAGGCGATGGCGGTGAGCTCCGAGCACTTGCCCATGACCTCGGTGTAGCCGCCGCTGTTGCCGCCGCTGCCGCCGGTCCGATGGGTGCTCGCGGCACCCTTGCGACCCGACCCGCCGCCGCCACCGGCGCCATGACAGCGCAGCCGGTAGGTGGTGCCGGTGATGGCGATGCCCGCCGTGGTGCCGGCGCTGGTGTACTGGTACATCGTAGCGGCGGCAGCATCGTAGACCGTGGCGTTGCCCGAACCGTCGAAGCCCGCCAGCTTCGAGGCGGTGCCGGTGAGCGCCGCATCAGTCCATGTGGTGACCGCGCCGAGCACGCCCGAGGTGAGCTTGGCCACGCCCGACGCACTGGCTCGCTTTGTGGTCGTTCCCGATGTGCCCGAGAAGAGCACCACCTCCGAGTCCACGGTCGCGCCGGGGCCCCGAAGGGCGCCCGTGATGCGTGCGTCGTCGCCCGCCGCCGCCGTGGTTGATGTGGTGCCGAGCGACCGCAGCGAGGGCGTACCAGCGGCGGCATCGGCGGCGAGGGCATCTGAGCCGCCGCTATCGTGGGTGGTAGCGTGCGCAGTGGGCGCGCCAGATCCGTACCTCATCGGTACTCCCCGGGCGCGTCGTAGCTCACGAGCGCGAAGGCGGCGTTGCTGCCGGCGGCGATGTGCATGTAGGTGGCCCGGGTCGTCTTGTTGGGGCCCAGCATGATGTCAACCAGCGTGCCCCCGGCGGCGATGTTAATGCGTTCCACCCTGTCGGCGATCGCGGGAATGGCGGCGCCATCGGCGAGGGACTGATCGAAGCTCACGACGCCGGTGGTGGCGGTCGCCTTGTCCGACTGGAGCACGCTCAGGATGCTGATGCGGACCCGCTCCGCCGTCGGAAGCGTGACGCGCGTGCCGCTGCCGGCGGTCGCGTGGAGCGCGACCCACCGCGAGGTGGGGAAGGTCTGTATGGTGGAGTGGTCGGCGGCCATTTATGCGCTCCGTTGGCTGGGAAGTTGCTCGATGATCTCGAAGGTGCAGGCGGCAGGGTTGGCGGTGTTGCGGCTGGCCACAACGGCGAGGCGGGCGTCGATGCCCAGCGCGGCGTCGGTCAGCAGGATGGGGTCGCCAGCGTCGAGCCAGTACAGGCTCGGGTCCAGCAGGCCCTCGACGGTCGAGCGGGGCAAAGCCCGCTGCCGGGCGATCCAGCGCAGCGAGGCCCACGCCGTCGCGGGCCGATAGATGTGGGTCGCCTCGATGGGCTCGGCGGGCCGGGTCCCGAACGTGCTCCACGAATGGGCGCAGACCGCCGAGTTGTAGCGGTTGATCCGAGCGACACTCATGTAGCGCTCGTAGTAGTAGTGGTAGCGGAACCGCATGGTAAAGTCGTTGCGAGCGTCGATCGCCACCGAGGTACGCGGGCCCGATCGGTGCCAGTGCTGCCCCTCGACCAGATGGGCCACGGGCCGTTCGTTGGTCGGGTCGGCCCATGCGTACCAGATGCCATCCTCGGAGCGCTGCTCGGTGAGCGGCGACGTGGGCAGCAGCCTGGACCGCACCAGCTCCAGCGCCTGCACCTGCTTGTCCACGTAGAGGCCCACGTCCCAGCCGTCGCCCATGCGGATCGCCCGCCGCATTCGACCCCAATCGACCGGCACGCCCGACTGGCGCAGCAGGTACTCCAGCAGGCGGCCCAAACCGTGGATCGTGCGGCCCCGGTCGCGCTTGCCGGTCATCACGCTCACGGTGAGACCGCCGGGAAAGTGGGTGGCATCCGACACCGCGTCGGGATCCCAGGTTGCGCCGCCTACGGAGCCGCTGCCCTTGTTGCCCTCGATCTTGGTGTTCGTGGCCGCCACGATAGGCGGCGCGTCGTAGGTGGTGGCGCCCGCCGAGATGGCCTGCCCGTTCTCTTCGATGGTGATGGACTGGGTGGAGTCGATCGGGTGGCCCGCGATGAGCAGGTAGTCGTGGATGGTGTTGTAGTGGAGCCGGATGGCGGGGACGTGTCGTACCCGCCCAAGCACCTGTGGCGACATGGTGGCGTCGAGCAGGCCCTGATCGTAGGTCGTGAGCAGCGGCGTCAGCGAGCCGATCGTGTCGGTGTCGTCGCCGATGTAGGCGCTCTCCGCCTCATCCTCGCGGGCTACCTCCATCGAGACGGCGCCGCTGTCCGGGTAGGCGGCGAACCGCGAGCACCGCGCGTCGGCCAGGATGACGGTGCGGGCCGCGAAGTCCTGATCGGGCCACACCAGCGCGACCTCGACGCGGGCAGCTTGGGGCCAGCGGTCGGTCGACATCAGCCCGGCCACGTCGATGGTGTCGCCGGAGAAGCTGAGCGACAGCGAGAGCGACGAGATTGCGCCGCCTCCGAAGCGGTCGATGGCCTGCTCGATCTCGGGGACGTCGAGAAGCCCCGAGTAGAAGAACAGCGGCTCGCCATCGGCGGACGCCGACCAGGGCACGCTGATCGACCGGTCCGCCAGGCGGAGCACCAGGTCGGGGAACGCGATCGTCACGAGCATCGCCCGGTCAAGCCCGGTGCGTATGGCCGCCTCCGAGGTGGTGGCGCGTGCGCTCACTCGACCTCCTCTTCGGCGGTGATCTGGCCAAGCGCGAAGAAGTCCTCCCCGTGGACCTGCTCCTCCGAGAGATCCGAGGTCCAGCGGTAGTAGCCGCCGCCGTCGGCAAGCCAGCCCTTGTCCGGGTTGTGCACGTACAGGAAGGGGGTTTCAGGCCCGTTGCAGCGGCGGTACACCTCGCGCACCCTCAACAGCCCGTCATGCGTCGTGAGGTACTTGGGCGACCACCGGATCGCCAAGGTGCGCCGCATGGCGCCCCGGAAGCGGGTCAGCCGCGCGCCGCTCTCCGGCTCCATCACCTCGACGTTGGGCAGGTAGCGGCGGCTCCAGCCGTCCTCGAAGCCGTCGTCGCGGGTGAGCTCGATCCCGTAGCCCATGACGAACTGGCCGATCTCGTAGTAGTCATCGGCGGTGTTCTGGTTGGTGATCTCCAGCGCCATGTACCGATAGCCGGCACCGGAAACGCCGCGGGCCCACATCGAATCAGTGAAGATGGTCACGGTGGAGGACAGGGCGCTGACATCGGACCCGTAGAGCATCAGCCGGGTGGCCGTGGGGTTGTCGTCGATCCGGTAGGTGGCGCCGCTGGAGAAGCGCACCCAGAAGCGGCGCCCCGAGCGCCCCGGTCGGCTGGCCAGCTCGTGCGGGCGGAAGGTGGCGTTGCTCAGCTCGATGTAGCCCTTGCCGAAGGTGGCGACCGACACCGACGAGGCGATGATGCTGCTCATCGGGATGGAGACCGCCGGGCTGGCCCACGAATCGCTCGTGTTGAACTTCAGCGTGACGCCGCTGACGTTGGTGCCGAGCACCGCGAAGATGTCGCCATCGAACATATCGGAGGCGCCCGCGTCGTAGACGATCCGCTGGGTCGAGGCGTCGGCGGTGGACCGCCAGCGGCGCCCCGGGCCACCCTGGACGGTCCACTCCTTGCCGTAGAGGTAGCCGGTCTGGAGCCACCACGTATCGCCCGCGCGCCCCGACGACCCGTAGGCGGAGACCGTGATGTTGCCGGGAACGTGGACGCCCAACGGCGAAATGGAGCGCCCCACCAGGGCCGATTCGCCCGCCCAGTCGGCCATGCCGTTGGACTCGCGCGCCCCCCACAGGGCGTGCATCTCCCAGTCCGCCGCCGCGTTGTTGGTGCCGCCGAAGCGCAGGAACGACGTGGTGGCGCCGCCGTCTTCTGCCACGTCGATGCCGTCGGCAAGCTGCACCCACACGCGGCTGCCGATGGTGCGATACCAGACCGACAGCAGGCCCTTTGCGCTGGTGGAGCCGCCGCCCTTGACGAAGGCGACGAAGAGCTCGGTCCAGTCGGTGAACAGCCCGGTCGCTGCCCCAAACGCGGTCGCGGCGATGGACCCGCCCACGTCGATGATGGCCATGTTGTCGCCATCGACTCGGATCTTGAACCACTGCGACGCCAGCCCATCCCCCCCGCTGACCCACATCGGCATGATGGTGTCGGCGGCGACAGAACCGCCGCTGTTGACCCGGAAGATCGTGCGCTCCCGCACCGCCGTAATGTGGGTGGTGGTGCTGTAGAAGCTGGTGGGGGCGCTGTAGTAGCTGTTGCCGCCTGCGCTGGAGATGATGGAGAGGATGCCGGTGGCGGTGCGGTCTACGGTGGCGCCGGCGCCGCTGTCGGTCTTCGTCCAGGCAGCGTCGGTGGGGAGGCAGAGCGCGGCGAGGTAGCAGGTGTTGTAGGGGGTGCCGCTGGTCTCGCTGACGGGGCGGTCGGTGAGGCTGTCCCAGCCGCCCCAGAAGATCGCGATGGGGGTGCCGTCGTCGCCGCTGTCGTCGTCGGCGACCCCCACGGTGACGAGGTAGCCGTTGAACCACCCGCCGTTGAGCCCGGCGATGTAGGTGTCGCCTGCCGAGCCCATCAGGGAGAACACGCGCCCGGAGCTGTCGGGGCTCGCGTCGCTCCACGTCTCGCCCTCGTCGGTGCTCACGAAGCACTGCATCGGCCCGGCAGACGTCTGCTCCACCGAGTAGAGGTACAGGGTGCCGTCGTCGTCGCGCACGACGGTGCGGGACTTGTTGAAGCCGCCGGAGAGCGCGGAGATCTGGGCCCACTCGATGTTGTCGATGTCGTCGGCGTCGCTGCCCGGGGCGCCGCGTATGACGAAGACGCCGCCCGCGTCGTCGTCGGCGTGGATCAGCCACTGGTTGTTGGACAGCGCCACGATGGACGGGCGGAAGTACGTCGTGTTGCCGTTGCCCAGCATGGTGAACGAGGCGCCGTCGTCGCTGGACAGGTAGACCTCGACGTCTGCGGCGGCGCTGTTGCCGGTCACCATCACGACGTCGCCGTCTACGTAGATGGCGTCGAGCAGGTTGTGGGAGCCGTCGTTCAGAATGAAGCAGGTGCGCTGGTAGAGACTCCAGGTGGCGCCGTCGTCGGTGCTGCTGTAGCAGGTCACGGCGTCACCGGCGCCGTAGGGGTCCAGCACGATGAAGTACACCATCAGCCGACCATCGGGGCGCACGATGAGGGCCGGGCGGTGCGGCGTGTTGGCCAGCGTGAGACCGTCGTCGCCGTCGGTGAAGATGACCTCCAGGGTCCAACCGTCGCCGGTGGGCGCGTCGGTGTGGAGGTACTGGATGCGGTCGGTGGTGGCCCGCACGTTGTAGCTGGCAAAGCCGCCGCTGTCGTCGCTGGCCCGCACCACCTTCGAGGGCCAGAAGTGGTAGGCGGTGGCGGTCGCGCCGACCCGCCGGGCCACCGTCATCTGGTTGGCGTAGATGCGGGGCAGGAAGCCCTGGTAGGAGCCGCCTCCGGGGGTCTGCTGGAGCAGGCTCGCGCTGCTCAACCCGTAGCGGGTGGCGTCATAGCCGAGCGGGTTGCCGCCCGTCTGGAGCTTGAGGTCAAGGCTCACGGCGGCGCTGGGTACGCCCGCCGCGCTGAGCTTGAGCGAACCCGACACCGATGTCTCAGTCGGCGCCAGCGGCGCCAGACCGGCCTCCTGACTGGCCGAATAAGCCTTGTCCGCCGTCAGCAGCAGCGAGGGTATGGCCAAATATCGGCTCATCCGGTATATGCTCCACACTCATGGAGTGAAAGATGATCGCTTTGATGCTTTGGATGGGGTGTGATGTCTTCAAACCCGAGACCGACACCGGCGGCCAGTGGGACTCGTTCGAGGACCAGGTGTGGACCGTCACGGGTCTCACCGACCAGGCTGGCGGCCCGGGCCTGCACCCGTGGGGCGTCATCGAGGACTGCGGCGGTCTCAGCGAGACCTGCACCACCTGCTTCGAGATGGCCGGCGGCACCCTGACCGTCTGGACCTCGACGGGCCTGGTGAGCAGCACCGACTACGAGCCGCTTGGGGGGTTGCTGACCTACCGGGTCGGCGACCAGCCCGAACCCACCACCGACAGCGACCCGCCCGCCGAGCTGGTGTTGGACGGGGAGGTCGGCGCCGACTGGATCCTGACCCTGGAGGCAGACGCCTACCAGCGCCGAATCGTTGACTTCTGGGACCGCACGAGCCGTCAGGACCGCATGTGGGTCCAGGCGGGCTGCCCGGTCATGGCGCCACGGTAGCGTCATAGCCGCCCCCGGAAGCCGGGCGCAAGGTCGCCGCTGGCCTGCTGGCCTCGCATCCGGCGGTGGAAGCCGCCGTTGCTGCGGGTGTCGATCCGGCTGAGCTCCTCGACGATGGCCACGTCGGCGTTGCCGATGCGGAGCCGGAAGACGCCGGAGCCGCCCGCGTTGCTCATGCCGCGGTGGTTGGCGTTGCGCAGACTCACCTCGTCCAGACCCATGTCGCGGGTGGCGCCGCGATTGATGACGCCCACGGTCTCCCCGGTCTGCACGCGGTCGCCGGGCATCAGGTCCACACCGCCCTGGTGGAAGACCTCGCCGGTGTCGCCGCCCGATGACTTCGCCGCCAGCCCGCGCACCACGCCGGCCCCGGCGGCAGCGACCACGCCGCCCGCCGCAAACAGACCGGCGGCCACGAAGTTGCCCGTGGCGGCGGCGGCGGCGGCTTTGACGCCGAAGTACTTCGCGAGCTGGTCGAGAAGGTCCGCGAACAGCCCGGCGCTGATCGCCTTGATGGCGTCGCTCTTCTTGCCCTCGACCTGCACGAGCTGGTTGGCGGTGCTCGACGCGGCGGAGGTGGCGAAGTCGTACATCGAGCTCATGATGCGGGCGCGGGTCGCAGCTTCTTCTTCGAGGATGCGCAGGCGGTCCGCAGCGGCTTTCTGCTCCAGCGCGCGGCGCTTTTCGATGGCGTCTTCGAGCGCCTCGGCTTCGATCTTCGCCTCTTCGGCCATGTACTCGCGGGAGAGGTTGGCCAACGTCTCGTTCTTCTGCGCCTCAGTGCTGACGATTTCCTGGCCGGCGGCCTGACGCATCGCGATGAGCTTGTCGAACTGCGCGGCGGTCTCGTTCACCTCGCGGGTGAAGCGCATCGCCCGGACGGTCTCCTCATCGAAGCCGATCTCGGCGGCGGCGTCTGCGTGGGCCTTGACCTCTGCGTCCAACTCCTTTTGCAGCGCCTTGAGCTTGCGAGCTGCGTCCTCGTCGGGCTTGCTCTTTGCGACCTGCTGGCCGCGCGCTTGGGGGTCGCCGATCTTGACGTTGCGGGCGTGCTGGGCGGCCATGTCGATGGACGTGTTGATGTCCTTGGCCCACTTGGCGCCGTCGTTGAGCTCCTGGCGCAGCCGGGCGCCCTCGTTGGCAGCTTCGGCAACGCTTTGGTTGGCGACCGCCTGGATGCCCGCCGCCTTGGCCGCGATGGCGTTGGCGGTCTCCAGGATGGCGTCGGCGTGGATGCCGGTGATGGCCTCCTGCATGTAGGCGATGCCGACCACGGCGTCGGCGATGCCCCGCACCATGCCGGCGATCTTGCTGACCACCACGTCGAAGAGGCCACCGATCGCGTTGACCGCCATCTGGACGCGCGTCCAACCGTCGCGGACGTTTCCGATCAGGGTGATGAAGCGCTGCACGCTCTCCAGCAGCACGTTGCCGATGGTGGTCGCGACGCCGTTGATGGCCTCGCGGTTGGCGTCGAAGGCTGCCAGCGTCTCGCCCAGCAGGGCCTTCATGCCGGCGAAGAAGCCGCTGTCGTTGACGGCCTTCTGGAACTTCGTCCACTCGTCGGCGAGGTTGCTGATGCCGCCGGCCCACGTCTTCGAGAGCTTGGCCGTGCCGCCGGCAAAGATGCCGTTGGTGTCGGTCAGCGTCGTCTTGACCTGCTTGGCGAACTCCTCGGTGCTCATCTTGAGCGAGTCCTGGCCCGTCCGCAGCTCCACCTGCGCGCGCAGCGCCCGGCCCGCCAAGGTCTCGACGGCGCCGGCGCCGAACATCATCGCCCGGCCCACGTCGAGGGCGGCGCTTTGCAGGTCTGCGTTCATGGCGCCGGCAAAGTCCAGCACCATCGGCAGCGCCTCTTCGGCGTTGGCGCCGAGCGCCCGCAGCGTCGCGTCCGCCTGGACGAGATCGCCGACCTCAAAGGGCGTCGAGGCGCCAATCTTGAAGAGCTCGCGGAAGCGGGCGCTGCCAGCTTCGGCAGACCCCATCAGCGTCTGGAGTTGCGTCTCCAGCTTCTCCAGCTCCGCACCGCTGTCGAGCACGCTCTTGCCGAAGAGCACCGTCGCGCCGCCGACAGCGCCGACGGCGGCGGCGACGCCCCCGGCGACGGTGGACAGGCTGCCGGCGGCTTTGTCGAAGCGCTTCTGGAAGCTCTCCACGGCTTTGGAGGCGCTGCTCATGCCGGCGCCGATCTGGGCGCTCGCCTTCTCGGCGCTGCCCCCGATGGCGGCGAAGGCTTTGTCGACCGCTCCGGCGGCCCGCAAGGCGGGCACGGCGTCGAAGTCGATGGAGAACTGTAGCGGCGTCATGCGGCGGTCCCCCGGTCACCCTGACGAGCCGCCCACCGTGCCTTGTCCTGCGCGATGATGCGGGCAAGGTCGGTCGAGGACGTGGGCGGCGCCGTGCTTTTGCCCTGGTAGGCGCCGGTGACGAGGTTGGCCGTGTGGCCGAGCTGCAACGACTGGACCCACGCGGGGAGCTGGTAGAACTCCCGCACGTCGAGGACACCAGCTCGCTGGCAGGTCTCGACCACCAAGGCGGTTACTCCCCAGCCCCCGCCGGGGCTTTGGAGTTTTTTGCGGCCTCGGTGACCTCCTTCGACGGGCCGTTGATCAGCGCCTGCACCGCCAGCAGCAGTTGCAGCACGTCGGCGTCGGAGAGGTGAGCGTCGGCCAACTCCGCCTTGATGGCGGCGGCCACGTCGCGCCCGGGCCGCGCGTCCAGCATCGGGCGCGTCTCCACCTGGTCGCCCAGCGCGAGCGCCAGAACGATGAAGCCGAGCGAGCCCCCTACCTCGTCGGTGCCCAGCTCCTCCTTCAGCGCCTCCCGCCACATCTCGATGACGTTGAACCGGGGGGCCGTGAGGTGCAGCGTGACGCTTTCGTCGTCGCGGGTGAGGGTGACGGTGGTCTGTCGGGGCTTGGCGAAACCGCGCATATCTTACTCCTGCGTGGTGGTGGGGAAAGCCGCCGCCCCGGGTAAGATGATCGCGGAGTGCGACCGGAGCGGCGGCTGAGGACTACGAGATGGTGGGCTTCTCTTGCAGCGCGGTGATCGCCGCGGTGAAGCCGAGCAGGTCGCCCTCGGGGGCATCGACCGACAGGCCGTCCGCGTCGAGCAGGCAGTAGGCCCACGTCAGGGTCTGCGACCCGCCGCCGGTGGCCGCGCTGGTGTCGAGGGTGACGGCGAGGCTGAACATGTGCTGGGTGCCCGCGCCGGTGGTGGTCCAGCTTGCGGCGTTGCCCGTCCGGGTGAGCGCCTCAAGGATGTGGGTGTTGGAGCTTCCCAGGAAGCTCGTGGGCTTGCCGCTCAGGCTGATTTTGCAGTTGCCGTCGCGCACCTTCATGGCCACGGGGGTCGAGGCGTGGTGGCCGCCGTTGGTAGCCTCCACCCACTCGCCGCGTCCGTAGGACCAGGAAATGTTGCCGCGGAAGGTAACGCTGACGGAGTTGCCGCTGCCGTCGGTGACGGTCACGGACGAAATGTCGTAGTTTCCAGGCGGAATCGAGGTGTCGAGGACGGACATCGGGTGCTCCTATGCGTGCCGGAAGTGCCAGAAGCCGCGCGCAATGACGCGGGTGCGCCACCACGGGCCGTCTTCATCCATCGGCGTGAACGTGGGGGGCTCGTGGAACCGCAGCGGGTGGCCCGACAGGGTGCTCGGCGCGGTCGGGTCGGCGCTGTAGTCGTCGAGGTCGATCTTGGCGTAGCGGAACGCCGCCAGCAGGTCGTCGCGGGCCTTGGCGGGGGCGTCGATGTCGCCGCTGGACACATCTTCAAGGCGCGGCCAGAACAGGTCCAGGGCCAGCGACAGCATCCCTTGGGTGGCCTTGTCGCCCGACATCTCGCCCTGCTCGTTGCCGCCGGGGAAGTCGAAGCTGACGCGCACCCAGGGCGTCGAGGGGGCCTTGCGGGGGTCACGCGGCCAGCGGAACTCGGGCGAGCCCGTCACGGTGAGTCCGTTCAGGTAGGCCCGCAAGGTGCGCTCGACGTTGAGGGTGCGCTCCGAGGCGTGCATCAGGCACCTCGCCAGGCGTCGGCCAGGTCCTGCGCCAGCTCGTCGGTCAGCTCCCGCAGCGGCATCCCCTGAGCGACCACGCCCAGCGCCCGCAGCAGGTGGTTGCCCGGCTGCATGTGCGCGGTGCCCATCTCGACCGCAGCGCCGTAGCTGACGTTGTTGGACACGCCGATGCGGGTGCGCACCCGGTTGTGCTCGATGGCCGTCGAGGCGTCGGCGCCCGTGGCGCCTTTCGTCGAGAAGCCCTGGACCGGCATCCCCAGCTTCAACGCGCCCATGACCCACGCGGCCCGGTAGCGCCCGGTGTCCACCCGTTGCGGCAGACCGGCGTCGCCGCTGATGCCCACGCAGGTCTCGCGGATCACGTCGGCTGCGACCTTGCGGGCGGCCTTCTTGACCACGGCGGGAAGCTCGCCCTCCACCATGGCGGCGAAGGTGCGGCGCACCACGCTCACGTTGTGGGCGATTCCTCCCCTCATCAGGTGTTGTCCACCCCGACGATGATGCGGTAGCTGCTGGTCGCGCTCGTCTCGATGGCGATGGTGTCGGCGCTGCCGCCGGTGACCGTGTAGCCGTCGATGGGGTTGGACAGCAGCAGGAAGCCACCCGGACCGATCGTCAGGGTCGGCGTGGTGCCTCCCAGGATGCCGGTCACGGGGTTGCTGGAGCCGGGCTTCAGCTTGACGGTCTGACCCGCCGTGGTGGACAGGTTGCGAATGAAGATGAACTTGATGGCCGTGCCGGCGATGGCGGCGCCCTGGAAGTCCGTGCGCGACCCGGCGAAGTCATGGTCCTCGGAGGTCGCGGCGAGCGAGCGAGTCAGGTCCTGCCAGACCGTGCCGATCTGGTTGGTGCCGGTGCCGTCGGAGAAGTTGGTCACCATCTGCTCATCGATGAGCAGGCGGCAGTTGTCGTCGCCGACGACCTGTCCGATGATCTTGATGTCCAAAGCCAAGCCAGTGACGGTTTCAGCCATGATCAGGCTCCCTTTCGCCGGCGCAGCAGCAGGCGGTAGAAGATGGAGAGGGGGTCAAGCGAGACGCGCACGACCTCGTAGGAGGCCGACGCGATGGAGACGCGGGTTTCGGTGGTCGGCGCGGTGGCGAGGCGGCTGGCGATGACCTGAAGGGCAAGGTCGGCTTGCTCCCAGCCCTCGCGGTATTCGCGGTCCTCGACCTCGCCGATCTGGCACTCCACCTGGTCCTCGACATCGACGCGCGTCAGGGCGCCGCTGGCGAGGTCGAGGGTCTGGCCGGCGGGCCCCGGCGTGCGCAGCGTGGCGACCGCCGGGGCAAGCTCGGTGTCCTCGACGATCGACAGGATGTCGGCCCGCACTGAGGCGAGCGTCACCGGGTCGATCAGGCCGGCGCCGGTGTGGTTCACCCGATCACCTCGACCACGAAGATCTCCGCCTGCACCGCGTTGGCGTCGGCGGCGGACCAGTCGGCGGTGAGCTCCAGTTGCAGCGCGCCGTTGGTCGCAAAGTTGGTGGTGTTGAGGTTCGCCGTGATGCGGGTGCCACCGGCGGCGGCAGGATCGGCGAAGGAGCCGCACCCGACCACGGCGGCGGCGGCACCGGGGGCGGCGCGACCGACGAGCACGAACTCGCCCTCGAAGATGTGCCCGCTGCTGGTGTCCACGGCGCTGGACACGATGAGCTCGGTGCCCGTGAGGGTGGTGGTGCCCAGCCGCAGCCGACCGGTCAGGGTGGTCGCGCCGTTGTCGGCGGTGACCCGAGCCAGGAACCGGCAGCGGACGAAGGTGCCCGCCTTGATGGTGTTGGCGGGGATGGTGTAGGACGCCAGCACCGCCTCGTCGGTGGAGTTGGTGTGCGAGGTGCCCGCGGCGGTGATGCAAGAGGCGACGCCGCCGATCTTGCGGGCGGTGCCCGAAGACACGCCATCGGTGGTGGTCATCGCGCACAGCGAGGCCAGCGCGGCGTCGGCGGTGACCGCCAGCAGCTCGGTGCCGCTGTTGTTGCGGATCGCCACCTTCGTCGCGCTGGTGTCGGTCCCCATGTCGAGGAAGGTCGCGCCGGTCGCCGACTGGTTGTCGATGACGAGGTTGCCCGTGATGGACGTCAGCAGGGTGTTGGTGCCGTCGTGCAGCCCCGTGAAGTCGCTGCCCGTGCCCAGGATGAGCGAGCAGTTGTCGAGCCCGATCAGGCGGCCCGTGGCGGCGCCCGTGGGGTTGAACGCCCAGCAGGCCACGTCGCTGTTGTTGCGGAACTCGACGCCGGTGGCGGTGGTGTCGGTGCCCACCCGAAACTGAATCTGGTCGTTGGTGTCGGTGCTGTCGAACACCAGATCGCCCGTCGTAGACGTGAAGACCGTGTTGGTGCCGTCGTGTACGATGGTGAGGTTCTGGGTGTCGCCGAATCCCAGCGAAGCGTTGGTCGCCAGGTAAATAGAGGCGCCCTCATCGGTGGTCAGGCCGATGGTGCCCGACGCGATGATGTTGCCGCTGCTGTCGACGCGGAAGGAGGTAGCGCCGTCGGTGGAGTCGACGCAGAAGAGGTCGCCGATTGCCATGGTCAGACTCCGGTAATGGGGTTGTAGCCGGGGTCGCTCGGAAGCCGGCCCGGAAAGGTGACGGTGACGCTGGGGAGCGTCAGGGGGCCGCCGAGCATCGCCAGGAGCTCTCGCAGCTCCCGCACCTGCGCGGTGTCGTCGATGGTCACGCCCATCGAGGTGGCCCGCTTGATGCGGTAGGCGCGGCTGGTAAGCAGGACCTGAATGCCGGCTCGGGTGCCGCCAGCGACCGACCCGCCCCGGGTCAGAAGCTGGTCGATCTCGGCGTCCTCGAAGATGTAGGCGCTGGCGTTGGTGTCACCCAACTCCAGCCGAAGCTGGCCGCGATCGGTGGTGAGGTCGTAGGTGAACGCCATGGCCTACCTGCGGCGGGGGGTGGTGCGCTTGGGCTCGACGGTCACGGGGGGCTCGGCGGGTGGGCGAAGCGGCTCCGGCGGGCAGAGCAGAAGCGCCTCGATGCGCAGCAAGACGAGCGTCGAGTCGTCAGGGAGCGTGCCGAAGGTGGCCTTGGCACGCTTTAATTGGGCGAGATGCTCGTCACGGCTGAGCACTACGAGGCGGCCTTGTTCGCGCAGGCCGCGTTGCGCCACTGGGACACGGTGGCGCCGAAGTAGGTGTCCATGACGAGGTTGACGAAGGGGGTGCCGGGCTGCTCCTCCACACGGATGCGGGGAGGACCGGAGTCGTAGATCTCGACCATGTTGCCCATGACGCCGGTCCACCAGGCGGCGGTGTTGTCGGTGAGTTGGTTCCAGGCCACCACCTCGTAGCGACCCCGCAGGGGGTTCACGTCGTTGGCGGCGCTGCCCGCGACCCGCTCGCTCATCACGATGCGCTCGGCGGTGGCTCGCAGGTTGACCGGCACCAGCAGGACGTTGTGCTGGATGTTCATCGGCAGCCCGCGCTCGTTGAAGGCGTTGGTCTGGTCGGTGAGGATCTGCATCGTCTCAAGGTTGGCGTGGCTCAACGCCGACGACACGACGTGGTTCGCGTAGGTCGCGCCCGACTGGGCCGGATGCGCGGTGTCGAACCACGGGAGGTTGTCGTAGATGAACTTGGGGTACGGATCGACGTTGTTCGAGTAGGTGTTGTCGAAGTACGCCAAGCTTCCCGCGGTCAGGGTGCCCTTCTGGAACATGCCAGCGACGAAGCGCTCCTTGGTGGCCATCGTGTTGCCACCCTCGGTGCGCGCCCACTGCATGATGTTGGCGATGACCTGCGAGCGGGAGTTGATGGCCGCCCAGGTGCGCCGGTCGATCTGGAAGATCTTGGCGAACTCCCGCACCTTGCACTGCCACTGGTGGGCCTGCTTGATGCGATCCTCGAAGTAGGGCTGGTTCTCGTTGCGCTCGTCGAGGTAGCCCCCGTCGGCGATGACGGCGCCCTTGAACCCAAGGTCAATGCCCTCGGGGCTGACCGGGATGATGCGGCCCAGCTTGGGCAGCACCGAGGGGCGGGCGGCGTAGGATTCGAGCATCACCGGGCCGACTTCGCGGCTGATGAGGGAGGAGAGCTCAGTCAGGGTGGTGCTCATGTCACACGACTCCGGCGTAGGTGGGGATCAGCGAAACGTGCAGGGTGTTCGCCACGAGATCGACGGCGCGGACGATGATCACGTCCTGCGAGGAGGCGTCGATGTTGATGGAGGCGGCGCCACCGATGTCCATCGTGGTGTTGCACAGCGCCTGGCTGACGGTGCCGGCGTCGGGCGGGTACTCCCACACCGAGTAGCCAGACACGTCCACCATGACGGCGAGGTCGCCGTCGGAGGTCGGCACCGCGCTGGCCTCGCAGGCGATGCCCACGGGGGACTCGCCAGCCGACGCCTGCTTGACGTAGCCGGCGCTGGCGGCGACAACGAAGTCGCCCACCGAGATGGCGGAGGTGCTGCTGTCGACCAGCATACGCACCAGGGTTTGAGGACCGTGAAGGTATCGGACCATCGGTGGGTTCCTTTCAGGCGGGGGTGGCTTTGAGCTTGTTGAAGCTCGGGAGATAGCGGTTGCGGAACAGGGCCACGTCGTCGGCGTTGTCCGGGTCCAACTGGTAGACCCGCGCCAGACGGGCTTCGTCGGCGGTCAGCGGTTCGGCCCGCTTGCCGGGGTTGGTGTTGACGTCGACGCCCGCGGCGACCTTGAAGGCGCCGGCTGCGCTGGCCCGGGCAAACCATTCGGCGAGCTTGTCGGGGTCCGCCTTGAGCTCGATCGGCACGATGGCCTTGAACGCTTCGGGCAGCGCGGCGATGCGCGCCTCGTTGGACGTGGCGACCGCCTCCAGGCGGGCCTGCTCGCGCTGTTCGGCAGCGGTGAGCTTGGCTCGGGTCGCGGCGAGCTCTTCGTCTCGCTTGGCCAGCTCGGCGGCGCGCTCCGTCAGGAGCCGCTCGTGCTCGCCCCGCTTGAGGGCTTCGGCTTCGGCGGCGGCCTTGTCGGCGGCTTCGCGGGCCGCCAGCTTCGCCTGCAGCTCCTCGTTTGCCTTGCGGTGGCGGTCGGCCTCCAGCGCCAGCTTGGCACGCTCGGCGACCTCGCCGGCCAGCTTGGCGCGCAGCTCGTCGAGGCTGATCTCGCCGCCCTTGGCGTCGCCTTTGGCGTCAGCGCCCTTGGTGTCGGCGTTGCTGCCGCCCTCGGTGGTGTCGTCTTCCAGCAGGTCCATCTTACGCTCCGGCTTTGCGCATTGATACCCGCTCGTGTTTCAGCGTCCATTTCATTTTGTGGGTTGCCGTGAAACATCGCGCGCCGTAATGAACCATCGCCGGCACGCGATGCAACACGCCGGCTGCGAGGTGACGATGGATGACGACGCCTTTACGCTGCGACTACCGACCCGGCTACGGCAACAGGCCGTTGAACTCATACGCGGCGGGATCTTCGCCGCCGATCCCGGACTGGCCGCCCGACCCGGCGAGAGTCACGCAGACGTGCTCCGGCTGGCGTGCAGCCTGGGGCTTGACGAACTCAACGCGCGGCTGGCGCGTCACAACGGAGGTGCCTGATGGGAATCGTTCATCGGCTTGATACAGGTGTTGGTGGTGGACGTTTCATCGGACTGTGGTCCGGTGAACCATATGCGAGCACGCCGCTGCTGCGATGCACGCTGGTCGGTCCGCGCCCCCGCGTCGGTTTGGGCGTCAGCTCCAGCGGCGAGCACGGCTGGACCTTTCACGCCTGCCTGGTCTGGACTCTCTACGTGACGCTGCCCTGGATGCCGGTGCCTCGGTGGCTTGAAGACCGCGAGACCTCGGTGGGGCTGGACCTCGACGAAGATGCCCGCCTGCCAAGCCTGTGGCTGCGGGTCGCGCTGCTGTCTACGATGATGGACCGTCGTCGGGGCTTCCACGGCTTGGTCGATCTGCTCGCGGTGGTGCTTGGCCGCGTCAGCGTGGTCCGCGATGACGTGGATACCTGGGTGGGCGAGCTGGACCTCCCCGGCGCCGAGCACGTCGAACGCTTCCCGGTCACCATCACGGTGCATCGCTGGTCGGCGCGGTGGGCGCGCCAATGGTGGCCCGCGACGCACCAGTGGGGCTACACGCTGGCCCTGATCGGCGACGGCGACGGCTGGCACGATCCACGGCGGCGCGACAAGGGCTGCATCCTGATGCAGTCGGCGGGCCTGCCCTCCGACATGCTGGCCGGCGACGTGGCCGAGATGCTGACCCGCACGGGTGCCCGATGACCATCATCGCCGCCATCTGCGACGGCCAGCACGCCGTCATCGCCTCCGACAGCGACGGGGCCACTGAGTTTTTCAGCGAGGACCACGGCGGCAAAGTGTTCGAGGTCGCGCCCGGTCTGGTCGCCGGCGCCGCGGGCTCCTGCATCGTCGGCGCATGGTGCCGTCGTCACCTGCGCGGGCTGCTGGCCGACGAGGGCGGCGTCGTGCCCCTGGACCCGGAGCATCTGCGCCCGCGCCTCGAAGACGCCTGGGATGCGTACCGGCGCCACCTGCACGAGCGCAGCCAGCGCTCTCCGGTGATCGACCTCAAGTGCGACAGCCTCTTGCTGGCGACCGCTGCGGCCATCTACATCGCACAGGCCGACGGCTCGGTGGTGCTCACTCGCCACTACGCGGCCCGGGGTAGCGGGGTTGAACTCGCGATGGGCTCGCTCTATACGACGCTGGTGGCGCTCGGCTGGGCGGACCTCGAAGAAGCGGCTCGCCTCGCCGTCGAGACGTGTCTGCGCCACAGCCCGTCGTGCGGCGGGTCGGTCCATGTTCTGCGGGTTGAGCCGCCGGTGTCGGGCCCCGACGTGGTGTCAGATCCGACCGGCAAGCCCAAGATGGTGCCGGCGGCTGAGCCTACGCCGCCTCGTACTCTTCCCGAGTGAGCAGGCGGCCACCCGCCTGGAACGCGCTGACCTTGGCGCCCGACTTCCACGCCTCGTAGCGCCAGTCGGTGTCCAGCACCTCACGCTGCTTCGCTTCGGGTTGCGCCGACAGCCAACCCTCAAAGGTGCGCGCGCTGGATGGCTCGCCGGTCAGCCCCCGGCGTTGGGCAAAGCTCAGGCCGGTGATGCCCAGCTCCTCCCAGGACCGCGTGACCGGCACGTAGAAGCACCGGCAGCGCGGGTGGCGCGGAACCACGGGGGCACCGACCGGCCCGGTCGGCGTGAGCGGGTAGACCGTGTTGTGCAGCGGGCCGCACAGGGGGCAGACGCGCAGGTCGAGGGTGGCCAGGTACTGCACCGAGCCGATCACGTCGGCGTTGGCCTGGTAGGTCTCCATGGCGGCGGCGTTGGCGACCCGCTGGAACTCGGTGCGCACCAGGGTCACCAGCCGGGGGCGCTGGGCGGCCAGGGCAGCGTTGGCGCGCACCAGCTCGCGGACCGACTCCTGCGCGCCCAGACCCCGGGCAAACGCGCTGGCGAGCTGGAGGCGCACCTCCTGGCGGGTGGCGGCGAGGCCCACGTCTACGCTGGTGGACCACTCCGCGCCGACCGTGTTCAGCGCGGCGGTCGTCGGGATCGCCACCCAGGACAGCCCCAGCCCCGACGCGGTGGCGTTCAGGGCCGCCGCCGTCTGGCCCGCCTCGACCGTGGCCACGCGGTTCAGGTCGGCTCCCAGCTCCGCCTGTATGGCGTCGCGCGCTCCCCGGAGGTTGGCGTCGAGGGCTGCGGCTCGGGCCTGGAGCCGCGCCGTCTCCCGCGCCGAGATCGGGTAGCCCTGCGCGGCACGCTGCTCCCGGCGCTTCATCTCGGCGGCGAGATCTGCGATGGCCCGGTCGTAGATGGCCACCAGGGTTGCCGACGCGGTGCCCTCGAAGCTGAGCAGGCGCATCCGGCGCTCGATGAGGGCATCGGCGATGTCCTCGTTGACGCTCACGGGTATTCAGGCGCCTGCTCGGGGGTTGGGGCTGGCACCGGGGCCGACTTGGGCGGGTCGAAGAACTGGCTTGCTACCATCGCCTGATCGTCGGCGAGCAGCGCCGCGTACTCTTCGGGGTCGCGGTCGGCGGGTATCTTGCCGAGCCCCTGGAGCTCGCGCACCGCGTCGGCCACCCGGATCAGGTTCTGCTGCCGCAGCTTCACCAGCCCGTCGATCTCCGCCGCCACGTCGATCGCCAGCACCGGGGGTTGGCTGATCTCGATGCGCTCGCGGTCTGGGTCGTGCGCGACGCCCTCCTCCATCTCGACGGCCATCTGCACCACCCGGCGCAGCTCGCCCATGACGCGCTCGCGCATCTCGTTGTACTTGCTCACCAGGCCCTCGGTGCGGAACCGCCTGGCCTCGCCGCTTTCGCCGCTGGTGAGCTGCGAGAACAGGAACTCCGGCATCGTCGCCACGTAGGTATCGCGCAGCGACTTGGCCACCTCCAGCCCCGCCCGCACCGAGTCCACGGCGGCGGTCAGGTAGCTCACGTCGGCACCGGCGGGCAGGTTGAGCACCCGCCCGAGCTGCATCGGGTTGCCGCCGTCGTTGGCCAGCACGGCGCCCTTCATCGTCATGATCGGGTTGCCGTTGCGGGTCAGGATGGCCCGGGCCTGCGAGTGGGTGCTGTCGATCTGCGCCATCGCCGTGCGCAGCTCGTGCGCCACCGAGACGGCGTGGCGCTCCCCGCAGCCCACCACGGGGATGGCGCGTAGGTGCGCGAGCGGCACCGCGCCGAGCAGGTGCGGCCCCCCCTGCTCCGGCACGATCTTGCCGTTCACCTCGATGATGACTTCGGCGCGCGTCAGGATGCGGCGTCGGGTGCGCGTCGGCACCCCGTCGGCGTCGGTGTCGTGGATGGTGATCTCGGCCTGCTCGATCTCGTCGAGGCCCTCGTCGTACTCGACCCGCACGCTGCGGGCGTCGTGCCCGATCAGCTTGACCCGGAACGGCGCGGTGTCGCGCGTGCGCACCGCCTCCACGTAGCCCTCGCCCTGCATCATCGTGCTGGTCACGATCTCGCCCAGCCGGGCGGCCATCCGGGAGCGGCGCCAGATGGCTTTGGCGAGGGCCAGCCCCGGACCGTCCGCGGCGTTGTTCGCCGCTGCCTCGGGGTCGTTCAGGGTAATGCCCCCTCCGGCAGTCAGCGCGGCGGCCACGTTGACCACGAAGGGGAAGTCCGCCAACAGCCGCAGCGTGCTGGCGATGTTCTGGGGGTTTGTGCCGTCGATGTCGAGTGCCTGGAACAGCCCCAGATCCTTGTGGTCGGCCTCACGATAGCCTTCGGCGTAGTAGGCGCTCCAGTACCACTCCCGCAGCGCGAACCAGCCGTTGTCGGTGGTGGGCATGGCGAACCCGGCGTGACGGTTCGTCTGCTCACCCTGGTCGCCGCGCTTGGGCGCAAAGTTGAAGAGCCGACCAAAAATGCTCATCGTGTACCTCCAGGGGGAGTCCAGCCGTAGTAGGCGACCTGCACCTGTCGCCTGCTCGCGTCTATAGCCCGACGCACGAGCAGTTGTGAAACAGCGT